CAAGGGGCGACCGTTCCCGCAGCGCTGACAGTTGAAATCGTCGCTCAGCTCGGCCGGGCAGCGCACGAATTGCACGCCCTGGAACACCCGCGGCCACGTGTCCACCGTGTCGGCCGGTGCGGCGTAAACCGCTGGGCGGCCGGATTCCACCGCCAGGACAGCGTCCCGCATGTCATCACAGCTCGAATTGATAACGGTTTTTCCCGGCTTAGGGTGCGGCAGCGCCGCGGCCGGGAAATGCGAATAGGTCCAAGCTAAGCCACCGGGCGGGACCGCGTCCACCAGCGCCGCAAGATAGTCCGTGTCCACCGTGTGGGCGCCGGTTTCATTTTTAGGGTGCAGCGCGCAGCTTTTCGGACACGTCCCGTAGGTTTCATGTGCACCGCTACGGTACGTAACGGCTATGGGTCCGGTTTTGCTGTTGCCGGATACGGCCACTGTCTTGATCATCGCTCTATCCTTTCTGTTGATGACAACCGCAGCTTAGCCCGCGGCCGGCTCTGTCGTCAAGCGGTTTCGAATAAATCCATGCGCGCCATATCAAACCAGTGCCCATTGTCCGTGAGGGTCCAATAAGCGCCGCTGCTGCGCTGAATAAGCCACCAGCGTGAATCCTCGGCGGACCAAAAGAAAGAAAGCCCGCCCTTGTTCAAACGGTCTAGCATGGCGTCAGCATGCCGCTCGAGCTCGGCGGCTTCGTCAGGGGAAGCGGGGACGGGCAGCTCAATCCAAACTTTCATGATGCCACCCCCAAAAGGATGTAGCCTTCGGCCATATACGGCCAGTCGCGCGCCTTTTCGGCGGCCCGCTGCAGAGTAGAAGCCAACACCGGCACGATATAAACGCGGCCGGTCCCTTCGTGCTGAATTCTCGCCCAATAGGTTTTCATCGCTCTATCCTTTCTATGTTGCTGCGGGATGCAGCGGGATCAACTATGCCGGATCGTCAGGGTCCGGGCCAATTGGATTTTCTAATCGATAAACCCCGGCCGATAGCAGCTCGACCAGGGCGGGCCAGTCGATTTCACGGTCCGGCCAGCTCATGATAGGCGCCGCCCGTAGGCCGATCTCGGCAAGCTCGAGCGCCTGAGTGCCGGAATACAAGCTCAATGAAGCCTTTCGATTGACGGAGCCGCCATCGTGCACCAAGACAAAGCAAGGGCGGCCAGCACGTGAATGCCGGGTCAAAAAGGCAATTTGGTGCGGCCGCAGGGCAACCGCAAGCCCGCGGGTAAGGGCCTTCAGCTCGAGCATCACAAACCGGGAGCCAATCCCCACCAGCATGTCAGGCACGCCCAGGTTGACCCGGTTTTCGATCCGCTCGACCGCACAGCCGTGCTCCTGCAGGGCAATTCGAACCCGGCGAGAAAGCCGGGCCTCAGGGGTTGTTGGCATCGGGAGGAACCTCTTCGAAGACGTCAGGCGGAGGGTCCGCCACTCCAGGGTCAAAAGGGGGATCCAGTTCTCGGGCGACACTTTCGATCACCTGCCCGGTATCGGCATCAATGAGGGCAGTCGGGGGCGGGCCACCGTACAGCTTCTTGATCTCATCCAGCTTGCGCTGCACTTCTTCCTTGGACATCGAGTCGATGGTCCCATGGCGAATTTCCTTCCGCTCGACGTAGATAGTCCCCAGGGCCTGACCGCGGCGGTACTCCGCCTGGACCGCAGCAGCGAACGCACCAGCCTCGAGCGCCTTGTCGCGGATGGTCTGCAGGTCCTTCATGTGCCGCTCATACGAAGTGTTGTACTTCGACGCCAGCTCCGCCCGGTAAGACTGAATCGCGGACACGACCTCGGGATACTCATCAGGATTGGTCAGCTTCCAAGCCATCACCGAGGCGGACTTCGGGTTGTACCCAGCCCGGATGGCGGCCTCCTTCAGCGTCACCCGGCCGTCCCCTGCCACGTACTCCTGAACGAACTTCCATTGCTTGGGGTTCAGGGACTTGTACTGCTTCAGGGGCTTGACCTGACCGGATAGCCGCTTGGCCGCCTTGTTTGGGATGACCGGCGGCACATTCCAAACGTCCTTCTTAGTCACTTGATCCTCCAAAGACGGAAGCCGTCCTTGTCCTTGAGCGGGTTGGTCCGGCGCAGCGTGAAGACCCAGGGGGGATCCTGCATCTTCGAGAACCGCCACGCGCAGGACCGTGCGCTGGCCGCGACCTTCTCCTGGTCCTTCGGGAAGAAGATGCTGTCGCCCGGCTCCATGTCCCGCAGCGGGTACTTCTGAACAGTCCCCTCTTCAGGTATCGGGATCCCCGATTCGATGTCCAAAGTGTCCATTCTGTGCACTCCAAGCGTGTTCCAACTGCAACCAGTGTAGCATGACCCAGCAGCCGCGCAACAGGCATCCCAAAGCCACCCAACAAGCACTCAGGGCAAACCCCTAGATCCTGGCCTATAGAACTTTTTCAGGCCATCGATGAAAAATTTTTTCAAAAAAATAACCGCGCGCGACCCCCAGAAAAATTCATACACCTGTTCCTCCCCGTAATGAAACGTGATGCTCCAACCCATTGATTTCATTCATCTATTACGCCATTACACCAATTACGCCATTTCCCACGAAAAAAATAAAAAAAACACCTCTACCCAAAAAAGTTCTATAGGAACCCCCCAAAAGCCCCGGTCCGCGGTCCTCGACCCCTTCTACCCCATCAAACCTACGGGTTTCCCCCTACATTCGCGCACTCCCCGCCCACTTGACGATCAACACGCCATACGACACAATAACAGCTCCACAACACCACCATCACAGGTGGAGATTAGAAAGGATAGACGCATGACAGACGATGTAAAACAGGCCTTCACCGAGCGTGTGCTGGACGCAATGGACCAGATCACGACCGTATCAGACGACCTTCTGGACGTGCTGCCGGAGCTGGCTGAGAAGCCTTCCATTGGCATGTTCGGCTTGATGATGGCAGCGGCCAAGATCGGGGTGGTCTTGGCCATCCCCCCGGAGAAGCTGCAGGAGGCCATGGGTGCCCTGTACGCCGATGCTCAACGACATGAGAAGGAGCGTTCTAATGAGCACTAAACCGAATGGCCGTGCGGTGTGGCCCAACTTCAACACGGTGGAGCTTTGGTTCGAGACGATGTTGACGGACAAGCCTTTGGTTTGTACTTTGGAGGTGGAGGAAGCGCGGGGCGACTGGCCGGCCACATACACCCTGGTTGGCGTGACCTTGGGTGGTGAGGACGTCATGGGCATCATTTCCAACTCCGTGGTCGAGGAGATCCAGGAGGCGGCCTACATCACTTTTGAGAACCCAAATGGCTAGCCCCGGTCCGCGGGCCTTGGGCCCCAAACCCCCATCCCAATCCCATCCCCCTGTCTGGCCGTTCCCGACCTATCGTGGCCAGCCTTACAAGCCGCCGCGGCGTGTCAAGCCCGTGGTTGATACATCGAAGTACGAGGAGGCGTTGATATGAGAACCCGATTGTTGAAGAAGGCGCGTGAGTTGTGGCCGGAAAGCCGCCGGTATCAGAGGGACTGGGCGCGCTCGGTTGCCCGGTTGGGTGACAAGTGGTTGCTGGCCCGGTACGTAGCGCGGAGGTCTGATGTTGCGCTATGACGATGAGGACGAGGTCGATGCTTTGGGCTGGCTGGTGCTGGCAGCGTTGGCCACAGTGGCCTTGATTTTTGTAGCTGCGCTGGCGGCTGCTTTATGGATGGGGTGGATATGAAACGATTGCTGGTTTTGTTGGCCTTGGTCGGGTCCCCGGTCCGGGCGGAGTTTTATACGGGAAACGAGCTTTTGCAGCGGATGCAGTCGGACAGCGTGATCGAAAAATCCGTGGCGCTCGGTTTTGTAGCCGGGGTGACTGACACGATGGAAGGGATCCTGATCTGTTCGCCGGACTATGCAACCACGGGTCAGGCGCGGGACGTGGTCCTCCGTCATCTGTTGCTCAATCCTCAGTCGCGGCATAAGACGGCGGCGGCTTTGGCTGTGGATGCTTTGAGTGCGGTGTGGCCGTGCAAGAGGAGTGGCAAATGAAGTGCTACGAGGAGTTCGAGACGACCTGCTGCGACATCCCGTGCTTGGTGCGGGTGACGAGCTGGGAATCGTATGTTCCTGCCCGGGTCAGCGGTCCGGTGGAGTCCTGCTACCCGGCCGAGGGCGGGTGTGGGGATTGGGAGTTGCTGGATTTGGATGGGAATCCGTCTGCGGAGCTCGATGAGCTGGTGCGGCGGTATCCGCAGGTGGCGCGGGCGATGGATCAGGAAGTGTTCGAGTACATGGAGGGCGTATGACACAACCCGAAGCCCTGCGCTTGGCTGATGAACTCGATGCCGACAGCAACATCATTGGCTATGACAAGCACGCCGCCGAACTGCGCCGTCTTCATGCGGAAGTTGAGGAGTTGCGGGGCGCACTTGATGAGGCAATGTGGCACGTCAAGTACAAGGAACTGAAGGCGGTGAATGAGGAACTGTTGGAGGCGTTGAAGCAGCACGTTCAACTGCATGACGGTGACTGCATCTGCCAAAACTGCGTAGCCATAGCAAAGGCAGGGGGTGAAGCATGACAACACTGAGAGAAGCAGCGCAGCAGGCGCTTGAGGCGTTGGAGTACGCACAAAGCCTCGACATCCCTCATTTTGAAGAGCACGTTAATGCACTCGCGGCGCTCCGCAACGCGCTTGCGGAGCCTGTGCAAGAGCCGATGGCGTGGATGTATGAGGACGAACTGCCATCAGGATATCCCTACGACCTGATGTTCCCGTACAGCAAAGTGAACGGGGTTCGGCTGTTCCCGGTGTTTGGCCCCTCCCCGCAGCGCAAGCCGCTAACGGATGAGGAGATTTGGCGCGAGTATCAAGGGCTGTGGCCGTTCCACCCCGCAGCGGAACCCAAACTGGCCGCTGACATTGCGGCATTCGCCCGCGCCATCGAACGCGCACACGGGATTGGAGGTGAAGCATGAGCAATGAGCCTGTGGCGTGGCTGTACCGAGATTCGTGGGGAACGCTAAAACTGTCGCAGATCATGCCGCCGCCTGTCGGGGCATTTCCGGTCTACACCCACCCCGTAGACGACACCGCCCTGCTGCGGCAGGCTTTGTCCACCTTGGATGGTTGGGCCAATTACGGCAAGTGGGTGTGGCCCGAGTCTGCACTTGAGCAGGCTAAACGCAACACAGAAGAAGCCATCACCGCCCTGCGCGAACGACTAGGAGAGAAGACATGACCCCGACAAACAGACTGCGTTTCGTGGAGCGCGAGACGCGGGACCCGAACAATTTCAGGACAGTCCGCATCCTTCAGCAGTGGTGGGAGGTAACGCCGTCCATAAACATTGGGTTTGGCGACATCATGGTGGGCGAATCAAAAGGCGAATGGCGCGATGTGCCGATTGAACAGGAGGATGCATGAGCGAGATCAAAGACGGTGGGCCTGCGTTTCCTAGCGGTTATGAAGTGCCCGAATATCACGGCATGGCCCTGCGCGACTACTTCGCTGCCAAGGCGATGCAGGTGGCTATGGAAAAGGCTGGGGGCAACTGGATCGACACCAGCTATTCAATTGCCAAGCATGCTTATCGGCAGGCAGACGCCATGCTCAAGGCAAGGGGGCAGGAATGAACTGCGAAATTTCTCCGGGGTTCCTGTTTGGAACCATCATTAGCATCATCATCGGCAGCGCCGTCGGCGGCGTCATCTGGGGCTTCTTTGAAGCATGGTGGAAGGACAGACATGAATCGTGAAGACATCATCCAACTGGCGCGGCAGGCGGGGTTATGGCCAACAGAAGAATGGTCAAAAGAATACGGCATACCAACACCTAATGAGCAATGGTTGCCTGAACTTGAACGCTTCGCCGCCCTTGTTGCCGCCGCTGAGTGTGAGTTAATTGCCCAGTCGTTGGACAAACAAGCAGACCTTGCCGCTGATGAGATTGACAGGCAGTGGGCGCAAGAAATGGCGGCGGCAGTCCGAGCAAGAGGATAAACCAAATGACCGACAGAGAACTGATGCAGCAGGCGCTTGAAGCCCTGAACAGAAGCGACTACTTGGGCTGGCAGATCAACATCCCAATCATCAAGGCACTGCGCGAGAGGTTGGCGAAGGAGGACAAGAACGACTTTCACCCAGACTGGGACACGGTGAAGGCGTACGAAGACAAGTTCGCTGAGATGTTGGAAGAAATTCAAAGATTAAGGGCTGAACTCAAGGAGAAGAACACATGAGTATGTCAATGCACGAGTATGAAAAGTGGTCAGTTAGAGCAAAACAGGAGCAAGAGATGAACGATTCAAAAGCAAGTATGGTTATTGGAACTGCATATGTTGAAAAAACAAAGCAAGACCCACCAATAGTTGTACAGATGAACATATTAGATAAACAACTGTCGGTCTTGCAAGACCACATCTTGCAACTTGAATCAAAACTTTCACCGATCTTGCAAGAAGTCCCGCCAGCACCACAAGAGCAGCCGCCCGGTATTCAAAAACAACCGTTCGGTTCATCAGCATTGTTTAACGGGCTGCAATCGCTGAATGGTCATGTCGTGAGGATACAGGCGCGTATTGTTGAAATTACAGAGCGAGTTGAGGTGTGAGATGGCCAAGATCAAATCCGTTGAAATTCCCGATCAGTACAAGGAAGGCGCGGCGCAGACCCTGCACGATGCGCTTGACGAGAACCCTGATACGGTGATCGTGCTGATGTTTTGGAAAAGCCGGGGGCAGTTCAAGATCAAGACCTCTATGGTTCCCGACAGGCTGATGCTTATCGGCGCACTAGAGGAGGCCAAGGCCAAGATCATTCACGATGGGTATGCACCATGACCGAGTTACATGCACTGCATCATAGCGTCAAGAAATCCCGCAGCAGATCGCCCCGCAACATGGCGTTCATGCACATACCGCACTCAGATCGTGAGTTCATAGAGCGGATGGCCCTAAGTATCTTCACTGACATGGTCAACGCCGGGTGCTCATTGCAGGCCACGCTTGCAGCGATTTACTTGAGCGGGTGTGAAAACGCAATTAGAGCAAAGGACTCACAATGACCTGCCCCGACTGCGAACGGTACAAGATCAGCGCGTCTATGTGGCGCAACAAGGCCTACGAACTCAGCGGTGCACCCCTGCCTTGGAACGCAGAGGAGTTGATTGAGAAGGCGGTGTTGGCAGAACGTGAGGCGATTGCTCAGTCGTTGGACAAACAAGCCGACCTTGCCGCTGATGAAATTGACAGGCAATGGGCGCAAGAAATGGCTGCGGCAGTCCGAGCAAGGGGGCAGGAATGAGCGGCGACCACAACGCAAACCAGAAGCCCAAGTCCTTCCTGGACGAGACAACCCTGGCCGATGCGCTGAGGTTCCTCAATGACGCCGCTGAGATGCGGCCGATTCAAAGGCGTCCCACCAAGCTCATCGTCCCGCGCGTGTACTTCGACATCTTGATGTACCGCCCACCAATCAAGAAGGTCCGCGGTGCGCGGGCCCGGCGCCGTGCTCTGAATCGCCGCGCTAACGCGACATTTTTGAAACTGCTGAAGGAATTCCAATGAAACATGCTGAGCTAGCCAAGTACCTTAACAACTCGATGCGGGAGTTCTGTGAGGAGCACACGACTACAACGCCGGAGGACATCCTGACGGCGCTGACCCTATCCCTGGCCATCCGCTGCCGTATGTACGGCATCGAGGTCGAGGACGTCAAAGCCAACCTCGATGAGGTCTTCAAATTTACCAACCCTTGCGAAGATGAAACACATTGAACTACTCCAACGCTGCCACGATGTTCTGCGTGGCGCAGTGATCCACACGCCCAGCGGCGTGCTCAAGCCCGCGGCTGATGAGCTGGCCAAGGAGATCAACGACTATCTCAACCAACAGCACACGCACGCCCACGGCTGCTGGTTTTGGGGGCCAGAGCATTACGAATGTGCTTACGCCCGGATCAAACGGCTTCAGAAAGAAATTGATGAACTCAACGACTAAGTTGCGAGGTAAGACCACCATCAAGGTCAATGCCATGGCCTATGCACATTTGGTGGAGCTGATGCTGGACGGCACGCATTCCTGCCAGGAGCTGGCGCGGGCCACGGGCCTTCATTACGTGACCGTGCTGGACTACACCCGTGCGATGCACAGGGCTGGTGCTGCACACATTTGTGCCTGGGAGAAGGACAAGCGTGGGCGGGACTTGATCAAGGTCTACCGGATCGGCAGAGGCCGTGATGCGAAGAGGCAGAAGTTGAGTGCTCGAGAGCGGTCAGCTAGGTACCGTGAGAAGATCAGACACCGAGAGTTGATGGAGAAGATATGCAGTGCCCCGAGTGCGGTTGTGCAACCCGCGTTCTTGAAACAAGACGAGCTGCAGGCGGCTTGAAGAAAAGGAGATACGAATGCCACAACCTCCATAGATTCACGACGATGGAACAAGTTACTAATCGATCCCCGGTCCGCGGTCCATCAACCAAGCCCGCTGTCCCTGAGGTTCGCAGTCCGTGGAGCTCACTCCACGCAGCATTTTTTAAGGAATCAGATCATGAGAAAGATGTCGCCTAAAACCAAGATGTTCTTGTCGGCGCTGAAGGATCCGCAGAACGCGGGTGTCTCAACCAATACCCTGGCCAAGAAGTACAAGATCGCTGCGGGCTATGCCTACAAGTTGGCAGCTCGCTCGGGCAAGACCCCGGTCAAGAAGGTCAAGAACGACAACGTCGAGCACCTGAAGCAGGCGCTGCAGGAGAAGATGCTCAAGACGATCCCGGTGTTGGAACCAAAGACGGTTTCGATCTTTGACACCAAGTTTGAGCCGGTTTCCGCGGCCAATGCAATCCAGGTCGGGGGTGGTCATTACCAGAACAAGGCGATCCAGCCTTGGGACTACATCGTCAGCAACCGCCTTGGGTACCTTGAGGGCAACGTCGTCAAGTACGTCAGCCGCTGGCAGGACAAGGGTGGGCGCCAGGACCTGGAGAAGGCCCGGCACTACCTGGACAAGCTGCTTGAGGTGACTGCCTGATGAGCCCGTTGATCCGCGAATATGCTGGCTACGTTCCGTTTAGCCCGGTAGATTATGTGTGGATCGACTTTGCAAGCGCGCCACTCCTTTCCCGTGAGGAATCCGAGAGGATCACGGAGGGGTTGCGCGTCTTGCCCTCCGGCC